TCTTGCTTCAGTAGCAACCAACTCAGCTAACTCAAGGTCTTCAAAATACCCCAACTGAGTCTTCTTTTTGTTAATGTTTATATTAACAACCCATTTTTTGCGGAGTTTACTCCAACAAACATTTTTGATGCCAATTTTATTATCAACGCGGGCATGACGATTTAAAGCGTTTGTAGATTTAGTTGCGGCCCTAAGATTGGTAATTGAATTATTACTTGGATTGCCATCAATATGGTCAATAATTTCTGGAATAAATCCATGATGCAATAAAAATATAATGCGATGAGCTAGATAGTAGTTTCTTTTATGTCCAAAACGTAAATAACCATACGCATCTACACTCCCAACTTTTTTATACAACTGTCCATCAACTTCAATAAAGTTTGCCTTAGCATCTTCGTAGGACAATGAGTTGGTAGTCATGGTAAGTCCTTTAAGGTTGGGTGGATTCAAGTGCGGTGATGCGGGCGGTTAGGGATTCAATGAGTGCTTGTTGCTCTTGGATGGCTTTGACCAAACGGGCTTCTGTTTTTGACCAGCCTGTAATGGACATAATTTTTTCAGATGAGTCATCTTCAGAAATTACATCAGGGTAAACCTGTTGCATTTCTTGGGCAATAAAACCAATCTGATGACCGCCACCATAAGATTCTAAATAATCAAACTCAACAGGGCGCAAAGCCATAATGCTGGCAAGTTGAGATGGCAAATTAACAATATTTTCTTTTACTCGTTGGTCAGATGTTGAGCCAAATGCGGCTGTGTTTGCGCCATTGGCTGTAATTTTTCCGCAGTTTGCCCCACCATTATTAATTTGGAATTGAATAAAGTTTTGTGAGGTTGTTGAATCGTTGTCAAATTTAGTTACAAGAATTGCCTGAAATGCGGTGTCACCAGAAACTCCTTTTGTGTTTAAAGGCGTTGCAGAACTTGCACCGCTAGTAAAAACCCAAAAACCAACATTGTTACAATAAGCCCGTGGATTCCCATCCCCATCAGACAGCACGATGTAGTTGCTTGCTGTGCGAATGTCTAGGCCACCTTGGTTGCCTGTGTAAGCCCCAATAATGGTATTGTTGTTTCCAGTAGTAACTGCGCTACCCGCGCCCCCTGTATTATTCGCGCCAATACCAATAAAAGTATTTTTAACCCCAGTGGTTACTCCAAAGCCAGCCCTGAAACCAACAAAAGTGTTTTCTCCAAAACCAACTACGCCATTGTTGGCGGTGTAGCCTGCATAAGCTCCCACATATGTGGCATTTCCGGTGTTAGAATTTCCGGTGAATCCTGCTTGATACCCAACAAATACACTCTGATTACTAGCTGTATTGCTATACCCCGCCTGAAACCCTACAGCGGTGTTGTTACTGGCGGTGGTGTTTTTAGCCAACGCACCCAAACCAAATGCCGAGTTATAGCTGCCCGTGGTGTTAGCTTGTAACGCGCTATCTGACAAACCAAAGCCAAGCGTACCAAAAGCACTGTTGCCAGCACCCGTGGTATTTGTGAACAAAGCATATGCCCCGAATGCTGCATTTGCAGCCCCGGTCGTGTTAGAGGTCAGCGCACTATATCCAACAGCCGTTCCGTAATTGACGGTGTTTGCGTATAAAGCACCTTTACCAATTGCAACCACTTCAGTTGCCGTAGTCCCTGAGTAAGCAGCTTGATACCCCACTGCTGTGTTGTTGCTGGCGGTGGTGTTGGATGCAAGGGCGCCTACGCCATACGCTGAGTTGGAATTACCACTCGTGTTAAACCGCATAGCCGCATTTGAAGTGCCATCGTATCCGCCTGTTGCAGTATTTCCCGTACCAGTTGTATTTGCGTACAACGCATTAGTTCCAACACCTGTATTACCAGAAGCGGTTGTGTTGCTTCGGAGTGTGTTTTCTCCAATTGCAACATTGTAAAGACCCGATGTATTTGAGTATGCCGCTTGAGCACCAACTGCAACTAAACTACCGCCCGTCGTATTGCTGTATCCAGCCTGATACCCCACGGCGATGTTGCTGCCGCCTGTGGTGTTGGAGGTAAGGGCTTCTGCACCAACTGCGGTGTTGTATTGACCAGTTGTTAAACGTAATGCGTAATAACCAAACGCAGAATTGCTATAACCTGACGAGTTGGCGTAAAGGGCCTCTTGTCCAAAACCAGAGTTAAACGCGCCAACCCCGTTTGTAAAAAGAGCGTTATAGCCAAAAGATGCGTTACTGCTACCAGAAGAATTGGTAGCCAACGCACTAGCACCCACCGCCGTGTTGGTAGCAACAGCACCACCGCCTCGGCCTACGGTGAGTCCGTAGACGGTCAGGTCAGTACCTGAGTACAGCAAGTTAGCGGAGCTTGTGTTAAGACCGCCTGTAGTTGTGTACACCACACGGCCTGTGGTCAGGCCAGAATTGGTAACAGATGTCGTTACCAGAGTAGTCACGTTTCCTGTTGCTACGTTAGCAGTGGTAATGCCTGCCGTGGTAATGGTTGCAGTGCCTATCACAGCAGTTGTGATGTTGGCAGTAGTGACATTGGCAGTGGTTGCAGACACGTTAGTAAACGTGACATTGCCGCTGCTAACAGTGACATTTGCCAACGTCATGTTGTTGAGCGTGGTGACGGTGTTTCCTAGCTGTACAGCCGTGTTGCCCAACGTAATGGTGGTCGCAAAGTTGCTGTCAAGGTTGGATAACGGGATAGATGCCGTAGCCGTGCCAAAGGTAAAGGGGACTGCCATTTAGAACCTCACTCTCAATTCATGTTCAAATTCAAACGTGTTGTACACAAAACCAGCACTATTACTGGTGATGGTTAAACCCAGGTACTTGCCGTACTGCTGCGCGTCACTCTTGTACAAGGCGTACCCGTTGGAAGTCAGCCAGCCAATAACGGCACTGCTGTTGTTCGTCCAGGTTATTGTGGTAAAGCTATTGTTATACCAAGTGACTGCGTTGTCTAGTGTGTAAACAGGGCTGGAACCAGCCTCGCTGTCTACCGTCACGAAGATAGTAGATGCATTGTTAAGAGTGGCTTCGATGCCAAACTTCAACGCTTGTTTAGTGCGGATGCTGTCACCCATAGGCATCAAAGCTGTGCGGATGGTGCTGGCTACGTTGCCGGAGGTGTTGCTGTACAGCTTGTACAAATCCGTGCCTGTAGTTCCGTAGAGGCTAATTATTCCGCTAAACGGGACAGAGGTGATGTATGTCAACGCACCCTGGCTGGTGATGAACCATTTCTTCTCAAAAAACACTGCTTGAATAGGCCGCGCAGTAGACAGCGGGTCGTTGTAAGTAAACGAGAACGCCGCGCACAGAATGCTGTTAAGCAAGACTTGACCGCCTGTGACGGGTTTGGTGAAGTCAATAAACGGAAAGATGCCGTCTAGTTGGTCAGAAATCTTGCTGGTGGTAGAGCCGACAAGGGCATACATGCCGTAGTCGTTCATGAACAAGACAGAACGGAAGTACGGGAAGATGCCGTACAACCGCTTAGTACCGATACTGGCGCTGACGTTGGTGTTGGTAAACAGGGTTGCGCCTGTGCTAGACACCCGCAAGTCAGAGAACACGTTGATGCTGTCATCTCCAAAGATGTACAGGAAGTTGTTGGCAGACAGCAGGGCTTGGATGTTGCCGTGCAACGTAGAGTCTGTGATAGTGAAAGAACCCGCAGACACAGATGTAAAGTCGCTGATACTGGTTGCAGAAGAGTAGTACACCGTTCTGCCAGCCGCCACCCATGCTCGCCCAGAAAAAGTAGCTACGTCTACCATCTTTTCCACATTGACAACGGCTGTAGCAGTTGCACCTGTGCCTGGTGTTCCGCTGCTGTCTGTAATGACAACCGTCACGTTAGATGCGGAGGTGTATCCAGCCCCTACGTTGGTCATGATGACCTGGGTAATCTGCCCGCCGGACACAATGGCATTGCCTACAGCCCGTGTTGTGTATCCAGTTGCATTACCAATAACCACCGTGACGTTGGCAGTGTTGGTGTATCCCGTACCCAAAGTGTCCATCACCACCGATACCGTGCCTGTTTTAAACGTCACCAGAGATGCCAATGCTGTAGCGTTGGTACTTGCCCCGCCTCCACTGATAGTCACTGTGGGCGTAGCCGTGTAACCCTGACCGCCGTTAGTGAGAGTAATTGCCGTGACCACATTTGCCGCAACAGTAACTGTGGCAGTGGCCTGCACGTTGCCAGTTGTTTCCTGCGGGGCAGAAATAGTGATGCTAGGGGTGCTGGTGTAGCCAGCGCCAGCGTTGGTGATGCCAATAAAGCCTACAGAGCCAATGCTGGATAGGTTACCACCGTCCCAAGAGAACAGTCCCTTGTCAGGGTCGCCAATAATGACTTTTTGGTTCTTGAACTGAGCGGTGGTTACGCCCGTTGAGGAGAACGTACCCGCAGCAGCAATATTGCCAGTTGTAGAAGCAGTGACGTTGAAATATTGCGCTGCACCATTGGACTGAAAGCCAATCACATAGTCACTAACATCTATGTTGGCAGAAACAAGCGCGGTAATTGCGTTGCCAAAAGCTACGGCAACGTTGCCAGAGCCTGTAACGATTGACTGCGCGGGAACAATCTTAATGTTGCCTGCGCCAATAGGAATGGCGTTCTCTATCCAGGCAAACTCATCCTCTTTGATGGCTGTTCTATTGGCTTTAGTGTTAAGAGAGGTGAAATTCTTAACAACAGCATAAGACTTTCTTTGCTCTGCTGCTGCCATGATTAGTACGGGCTAGAGTAAGGGTCTGGGATGCGGCGCGTAAAGACAGAGTTCTGAACAGAATTAACCTGTTTCATGTACTCTTGCTTGTAAATTTCTGCTTCACCATAGCTCTGCTCCTTGTACTTGGCCTTGTAGGCTGCGTAGAAGGCCACAGGCGAGGTGTACGGGGATACGATGGTGTCAACGGTGCTTGGTGCAGCAGTTGTCAGTGGTGTGGGCATAATGACCGTATCTATCTCTACGGCGTAGCTTTGGTCTGGCACAGGCGATATGTATATCTGCCCTTGACCATAGATTGAGAAGCAGACAGGTCTTCCAACGTAGTTCTGCCAGTACCGTAGCTGGGCATTGAAATTAGTCCAGGGCAAGTAGCGCAAAGGTATGCGACTGTTACCCCAATAAACAGTAACATTCATAACATCCAGCGTGTTCTGCCCGTTAGGCAGGGCTG